AAAACAGCAACAGGAACAACAAGTGCAAATGCTGGAAAACCTTACTTGGTAACATCACAAAGAGAATTAACAGAATTGTTTGGAGATCCAACATTCTACACTGACTCTAACAACAATGCTTTACACGGCAATGAACTTAATGAGTACGGATTACAAGCGGCATACTCATACTTAGGCGTGGCAAACAGAGCATACGTTACAAGAGCAAACCTTAACACATCTGAGTTAGTTGCAAGTGCAACTGCTCCAGCGGCAAATCCAGCAGATGGAACTTATTGGTTTGATACAGTAAACACAACTTTCGGAATATTTGAATGGAATGGCGCGGCTCAGACTGTTACTGGTGGACAGTCTTTTACCAACAAAATTCCAACAGTTATTACAGATACAAGTAAAGTAACAGGCGGAGTACCTAAAACTTCTGTTGGCGCAGTAGGTGACTATGCCGTTGTTGCAACTACTACATTGAACAAAATGTACTACAAAAACTACTCAGGTACTTGGGTACAAGTAGGAACAAGTGCATGGATAGGTTCATGGGCAACTGTAACTGGATCAGAAAGCAACCCAACTATTACTAACACAGCTACAATGGATCTAAACGGAACTATTGTAACAGCAGGTGGTACTGCATTATCAGATGTTGAATCAGCAATTGATGGTGCTGGTGTAGCCGGTGTTAGTGCGGCAGTTATTGATGGTAAATTAGAAATTTACTCAACAGGTGTTGATATTGTTTTAGGTGCAAACGGAAGTACACTTTTAACAGAGATTGGAATCACAGCAGGTACTTACAAAGCACCAGCTTTAACAATCGCTCCACACACTTCAGTTCCAGAATACAAGTCAACTGATACTGCACCAAGACCAACAGGGTCTTTATGGATTAAAACTACAGAGCCTAACTTAGGTGCTAAATGGTCAGTTAAGAAGTTCAACGGAACTACAAAACTTTGGGAAACTATTGCGGCACCAATTTACACAACAAACCATGCGGCACTTTATAACTTAGATAAAACAGGTGGCGGAATTAACTTGGCAGTTGGAGCTCTTTATGTAAATTACAATAATGCAGAGCTATCAGGTGTTGTAGGTGACTTTAAAATTCACAGACGTCAAAACACAGGTGCAACTGCAATTACTTCAAGCATAATTGCGGCACAATTGACAGCAGGTACAAGAGCATTTAATATGTCAGAGACCATTGTTGGTCAAGAGGCTATGAGTGCTTTCAAAACAATTAGTGTAACAACAACAGGTGCATCAAGTGATGCAGATGTTTGGGCAGGTGCTATTAACTCAGCAGGATTTGTAAACATTGTTGCTGAAGTAGATGCATCAAACAGAGTTGTAATTAAACACAACGATGGTGGTGACATTAGAATTAAAGACACAGGTGGATTATTCAACCTAGGTGGATTTAGTGCTTATGTAAATGCAAACTCAGGTACACCAAACTTATACACAGCACCAACAGGTGACACAAACAGTGATTTCGTTGCAAGTAACTGGCAGGTATTAACTTATACTGCAAGTGCAACGGCTGTAACTGCTCTTACTGAAAACAACAGACTATGGTATAGTTCAGTTGTTGATGAAGTAGACATCATGATACACAATGGTACTACATGGGTAGGTTACCAAGATTCAACTGCTCCGTTCTATCAAGCATCAAGTGGAGATAAAACAGATCCAGCAGGTCCAATCGTAAGTGCAACAGAGCCAACTTTACAATCAGATGGCACAGCACTTAAAAATGGTGACATTTGGGTATCAACAGCAGACTTAGAAAACTATCCTAAGATTTACAAATACAACGGTACTACTTTAAAATGGGTACTTGTTGATAACTCAGATCAAACAACTGAAGATGGAATATTGTTTGCAGATGCAAGATACAATACAACTGGTGCTAACAGTGGCACAGCAGGAACTATTGCGGCATTGATGGAAAGCAATTTCTTAGATCCAGATGCTCCAGATCCAGCACTATATCCAAAAGGTATGTTGTTATGGAACTTAAGACGTTCAGGATTCAACGTTAAGAAATTTGTTAGAAACAGCATTAACACTTCAGGCAACAACATTAGATTCAACAACGACGAATCAATGGCAAACTACTATGCTCACAGATGGGTAACTGAATCAGCAAACCAGGCAAATGGTGCAGGTTCATTTGGTAGAAAAGCTCAAAGAAAAGTTGTTGTACAATCAATACAAGCACTTGTTAATAGCAACCAAGAAATTAGAGATAACCAGTCAAGAATATTCAACTTATTAGCTTGTCCAGGTTACTCAGAATTGATTGGTGAAATGGTAACACTAAACACAGATAGAGGTATAACTTGTTTTGTAGTTGGTGACCTTCCATTTAGATTATCAAGCGATGCAACAACTATCAACAATTATGCAACTAACGTAAACAAAGCAGTTGAAGATAATGATGATGGTTTAGTAACAAGCAACGAATACTTAGGTGTGTTTTATCCAAGTTTATTCTCAAGCGATAACGCAGGTAAGAACGTTGTAGTTCCAGCATCACATGGTATAATCAGAACTATTGCATTAAGTGATCAAGTATCATTTCCATGGTTTGCTCCAGCAGGAACAAGACGAGGTGGTATTACAAACGCAAGTGCGGCAGGGTTCATTAACGATGAGGGTGAATTTAATTCAGTAGCATTGAACACAGGACAACGTGATACATTGTACTCAAATAAAATTAACCCAATAACATTTTTAACTGGTTCAGGTTTAGTTAACTTTGGTCAAAAAACTAGAGCCGCTAATGCAAGTGCGTTGGATAGAATCAACGTAGCAAGATTAGTAATCTACTTAAGATCACAGTTAGACAAACTAGCAAAACCATATATCTTTGAGCCAAATGATAAAATCACAAGAGATGAAATCAAAGCTCAAGCAGATAGTTTATTACTAGAATTAGTTGGTCAAAGAGCATTATATGACTTCTTAGTTGTATGTGACGAATCAAACAATACACCAGCTAGAATTGATAGAAATGAGCTATATTTAGATATTGCTATAGAACCAGTGAAAGCAGTGGAGTTTATTTTCATTCCATTAAGACTTAAAAACACTGGAGAAATAGCAGGACTATAAAAGGATAAATAGTTTTAACAGGAGATATTAAATGGCAATTTCAACATTAAGCAAAATAACAGTTCCTTTGGATAGTTCAGCTTCAGCGGCTAACCAAGGATTGTTGATGCCGAAACTCCAGTATCGCTTTAGAGTGAGCTTGGAGAACTTCGGAGTATCAACACCAACTACAGAGTTAACAAAACAAGTTGTTGACGTAACAAGACCAAACGTAAGTTTTGAAGACATCACAGTTGATGTATACAACTCAAGAGTATACCTAGCAGGTAAACACACTTGGGAACCAGTAACATTGAACTTGAGAGAAGATGTTTCCAACAACGTACAGAAACTTGTTGGTGAACAACTACAGAAACAATTCGATTTCTTTGAACAAAGTTCAGCGGCATCTGGTAGTGATTACAAATTCGTAACAAGAATTGAAATACTAGATGGTGGTAACGGAATCAACGTTGCAAACGTATTAGAAACATTTGAGTTATATGGTTGTTACTTACAAAGTGCAAACTATAACACATTAAACTATGCAACAAATGATCCAGTAACAGTTGCGTTAGCAATTAAATATGACAACGCAATACAAACACCACAAGGTACAGGAGTAGGTACAGCGGTAGGTAGAACTGTAAATACTTTAATTACAGGTGGTGGATCTACATAAGATCAAACTTAATAATATTTCCTGAAACTAAAAAGGGTGTCTTTTACGGCACCCTTTTTTATTATATACGTACTTAATAATTTAGATAAATATTAGTATGGCAAACAAACTTAATGGATTTTTGGATAATGTAGTCAGCGGTGCTTTAAGCCCAAAGGGTAACCTTGGTGACTTTTCACACGCGGCCAGACTGTATGTAGATGACGCACACAGGTTATCCCCTAAACACAAATTTTTATATCACGTCAGCTTTAATTTAAACCCTATTGCTGTAAGAATGATACCTCAGTTACAAACACCTGAGATCAATATGTTAGTTAAAGGAGTAGACTTACCTAAGTTTGCAATATCAACTACATTAAAAAATCAGTATAACAAAAAAGCTAATCTACAAACAAGAATAGATTATGATCCCATTACAATTAATTTCCATGATGACAACTATGGACAAACAACTGCTATGTGGGAAGCCTACTACAGATATTATTATGCAGATGGTAATTACGCTTCAGTTGATGGAACATCAATGCCAAACACTTCCAATGGTGCCTATGCAAGGGGTAACACATACGGAAATGAAAGAGTAAACATACACAGATTTGGTTTAGACAATGACAGTTATCAACACTTTTTTGAAAGTATACAAATTTATCAAATGTCAAGAAAAAGATATACCTGTTTTACTCTTGTTAATCCTATCATTAGTTCTTGGCAACATGATACAATGGATAACAACTCAAGTGATCCAGTGCAGAATACAATGCAGGTACAATATGAAACTGTATGGTATGCAAGAGGTGGAGTAAAAGAAGGAACTGCACCTAAGTCATTTGGTCCAGCAAGTGGACATTATGATAAGACACCATCACCTAATAGTTTAGCTGGTGGAGGTACAACAAGTTTATTTGGTCAAGGTGGTGTAGCCGCAGGGGCAAGTGATGTATTCGGAGACATCACAAGCGGACAAGCATTTAGTTCACCAACAGCATTCTTAGGAACTGTATTGAAAGCAGGTAGCCTAAGCGGTAACATAAAAAACTTAACAAAAGAAGGACTTAAACAAGAAGGATTTGGTATATTAAAAGATCAACTTGGAAGAGTATCAGGTGGTGACATCAGTGGCGTTGCCAACACAGCATTTCCTAAGAGTGTAAGTGCAAGTGGATTTGCAAATAATATTACAAACGCAGTTGCAGGAATAAGTGCAGGCAAGTCAATAGCTTCAAGTATTAAAGGTGGATCATTAACTAGCTTAACAAATTTCATGGACAATAATGCAGGTGCATTAGATTCCTTAACAAAGTCAACAACATTTAAGAAGGCACATTTAGCCGGCGGCGGGACACCAACACCAGATGCTATCAACACAGCATGGAATAATATAAGTACTAGTGCTAAGAACACTTACAACTCGTTGACAAGAAGTAATTTAAACACACATAAAAACGATATTGTAACATAGAGATTGACATGACAACTAATGTACCAACAACACAAACCACTCAAAGAAACGTTAAAGAATTTTTCGACGTTTATTATTCCGCTCCTTTAGAATTTCCAAGTAATGAAGTTGATGCAGTCATTGGATTTTTTGAGAAAAGAGGATTTGAAAAATTATCTGCAGAAACTATGGCGTCAACGTTACTGAGACAAGCAAAAATTGATGAAGTGAAAGTATTTCAATTACTTGATACATTAAAAGGTATGGAAAACATTCAGTTAAGTTCAATCGTAACAGAGATTCTAAATTTCAATAGACAAAGAGTTAGTTCATTAGGTTACAAACTAACACCCACAGACACAAAATTAGAATCAAGAAACATATTGGTATAGTGCCATGGCAAGAAAGTTTGCCCAGGGTAGATACAATTTAAAAAATCCTCAAAAATATATAGGATTAAAAACTCCTCTATTCAGATCAAGTTGGGAATTTGCATTCATGAAA